TTGCAACAGGTGAAAACCATTCCATTAAAGAATTCTTAGAGATGGCATTTAGTATCGTTGGTATTACTGACTGGGAGAATTACGTAGAGCAAGATCCAAGGTTTATGCGCCCTGCAGAAGTAGACGAGTTAAAAGGGGATGCATCAAAAGCAAAAGCAAGATTGGGGTGGCAACCAACAAAATCATTTAATGACATTATTAAAGAAATGGTAGAGAACGATATAAGTTTAATTAGTAATGATCTAAACTAGATTTTAACTATCGTAGTCACAATCTTTTCGTTCTATATCTTCCTCAACACATTGATCACCGTACTGTATTTCAATAATTCTAACTGGCTGAAGTGTGTTATTACTAAGCCTATGCCAATTATCTATTAATATACTAGTCGAGTCGTACACGTTTAAATCTTTCTTAATTAGGTCGTCTGAGATACCATCCTGGCTACTTTGTTCAACAGTTGCTATTCCTTCTGACACAAACCAAAACTCACTCCTATGTTGATGTCTTTGTAAGCTTAGACTTTTACCGGGATCTACTGTTAGCTCTTTTACTTTATGAGTATCTGTTTCGTGTATTACACGATAATAACCCCAAGTACGCTCTGTTTTAGGTGATTTCCATTCTTCTAGTATCCATGACGATGAATTCTTTTTATCGTGTCCTCCGACACCAAAATGGTACTCAACATTTGTCCATGTGCGGAGACGTTTACAACTCATTTCTGGAATATTTTCTTTTGTTCTATCGCCGCCATTAATAAAATGTATAGTTGCATCATAGTACATACGTGCTGTTATTGCAATAGCATCACAAGCAGTATCGTCGTCATCGTCGAATACTATTACATCACTTACACCTCTGATATTACGTAATATTTCAACACGTTCTGTCAAAGGCATAAACGCACGGCCTTTCTTTCGTGCTAACCATTCATCGCTGTTAACACCGACTACGAGTCTGCCGATTTTGTGTGCTTCTTTAAAGTAAGCAAGATGACCGCTGTGTATCGGGTCGAATCCTCCAGTAACTAGTGCTACATTCATATATTATTGTCCGTACCAAATATTGCTATAATCTAACCACGTAAGAACTAAATCTTCGCGTTTCATATAACCATATTTATTAATACTTTCAACTCCGGATACTGGAAGTAATCCAGTTTCTACTAAATCGTACCACGTGGTAGTTTTTGGATCCATTGGTTCGACATCACTCTTATATACAATTAGTTTAATCCATTTGTCGTTAAGCTGTTGCTGAAAAAAACCTGATTCACAGTCAAATCCACTTATACTTAACATATGAATTAATCCGTCTAATGTGTGATTGTAATAATGGAAGTTAGGTTGAGAAAATGCCAACTTATTGTATTCTAGATTAGTTGTACTCGGTACAATTAATGCTAACATACCTCCGTCAGTAAGCATGTGGTAATAATTACTTAGTGCTAGCATTGGGCTTAGGGCATACTGAAAGCTATCATGGCACCACAGAACATCAAACTCCTGATCTAATAGTGTTTCAAAGTCATGTTGTTTATATGTAATATTATCATGATTGACTAATATCATATTGTGTATATCGATTCCTGTACACTTAATATTCAGCGGAGAAATTACATCATCGTCGTCGACTTCCTGTGTTGCCCACCACTCTAAATCAAATGCTTCTTTCCCGCATCCGATGTCGCAAACACTATCAACACTTTCCATAAAATCAGGATGAGAGTAGAACAATTCTAATGTTTCTAAACTATGTTGATGACTTTCTTGTGCTGAGCTAAAACTCATTTTGTTAATTCTGCCATAATATTATGCTTTGTTAGGTGATGCTTATCGGCTAAATTATATAACAAGTCGACATTTTTATTTATTCTAGCCCACAACCCTCGTCGCCATTCTTGCATTCCTTTAAGGTCATATATGTTAATAAAGTCTTGCAACACTGTTATTACCTTTTCCATCCTTAAAAAAGGATCTTGTTCTGTATCATAGCTATGATCTATTATGTCATCATACACATCAAACCCTAGATCTCTTACTGCTTGAACTGTACCTGGTACAGCAAACCATACTGGTACCTGTCTATAAGCAAAAGGTTTTAACGATTTCTCTGTAATGAAGATCTCGTTCCACGACTCTTCATCTGTTTGTGAGCTTGATTCAACAACTAGATTAAAGAAACACGCAAAAAAATCTGTATGTGTATGGTAGTGTTGGTCTTTATGATCACCAGTAACACCGTCAAGTAATATCGGCAATTTATATGGCGATATTGCTTTCACTAGGCTAGGTAAATTAGGAGCCCACTCATTCGGTTCACTTCCGCAACTTAACAGGAAGTTAGTATGATTAAAGTTATCGAGCAATTGCTTTGCTAATTGTGCTCTTCCTACTGATGCTCTACGCATCAAAACAATAAAGTACCTTGTAATGGTCAAGTCTTGCCAATTTGTATCTAATTGCTTTACGTGATTAACAAAATTACAATGTGCTACAAAGTGTCCAGGAAAACACATATAAGTGTACGGCAATTCTTTAGTAACTAATACATTAAAAAGAACACGTATATCGATCTTAATACCTGCACTAGACAAACTATCGATTGCTAGTTTAACTTCGTTAGGACCGATACCTTCATTGCAACAATCGAATACAACGACAGAATTATTAATGTCTATGCTTTCGTGTTCTGCTTGAGTAACAAAGAGTTGAGCAAAGTTACCATCTCGAATGATTTTAAAATCATTATTCCAGTAATTATAGATAATTGTATTGTTTAACTTCCTAAAGCATGATACGTTTATCAAACTACTACGTCTTCCATACCTGCAGTTCTAAGTTTAACAATATGTCCTAACTGCCACTGTTTAGTGTCGAGTCCTTTCATGATGCTTAACCACTTATTACGCAACAAAGCAACTTCGTTGATTAGTAACTCAAAATCAATCACTTCATCTTCACCATCTGCATACTTCTCAGCATCTCGGCTACTTAGTGCTTTGGCGTATGCTTCTAAATACTTTTTGAAATGCTTGCGTCTTATACGTCTTAATTCTATATTGAGGAATTCTAACACTGCTTCTATTTCTTGCAACTGATAAAAACGATGTTCTGTAACTCCTGGCAACTCTTTAATATTTGTTTCAACATGCCCATGTATCGCAACTTCTTTTTTAGCGGTTAATAGTTCTTTCTCGTAGAAACTAATAAACGACGGTATGTTGTTAAGATTTTGGGTTACTTTAGTGTACCACATTAGTCATCTTCTTCGAAATATTCAAACTCATCATCTTCTTCGATTTCGACTTCAACATCATAGTCTAACAATGCTTTTCGAACGTCTTCATTAGTTGTTACATCTGCGATCTTTTGAGCTTCTATACCGTTTTCTATTAAAACCGCTACAAAATCATCAGCGGCACTCTTAATATCGACTATATGCTCTTGCATAGCTTCCCACACATCTAAGTTTATATCTATACTCATCCTACTCTCCTTTGATTAGCATTTGTTGTATATTCTTCGGATGCAACGCCACCCAAAAATCAACATGGTCTGCAACCTCTTTAGTGTACTCTATTCCCAATGCATCGGTTACACATTTAAATTTTGTATTTACTACATCTTGTAATAAGAATTCATGATCAATACCGTCAAGTACTACATGCTTAATATTATTACTAAAGATCTTAATACCATTATATATCTCAGAGCACGATGACTTAAATATATCATGCCAGTCGTTTTCTGCAGGTTCAGAAAATCCAGCTTCTTTTATCCATTTCATTGCGTACCTGAACGAGCTGGTTTTCTCACAAAATACTCCGCGTTGTTTTAACTCCATTAACGCAAACTGTGTATCTACATCAGTATAAACCATTATGGATACTGCATCTTCATCTACTATTTCTTTAAAATCATCGTATTTGATTATTGCTAATTTATTGTTTATCCTCTTCTTATGGTTCTTTACAGTAAACACTTTAAACGACAGTTCTTTACATCTCTCAGCACTTAACCCTGTGCAGTCTCGGTTCCATGGAGCATAACTGTAGTCATATGCAACTTGATGATCGTCCCAATTAACATAATCATCTATTTTCCAATTATCACGTATTATTTCCTGTACAGTTTTTGTTGATGATATACTATGTGTGTCTTGTGTTGCTAATGCAAGTGTTAGCGCGAAGAAACAACCGCCACTCGCACCTGAATAATAAACGGCTAAGTTATCCTTCATCCATTTCAGCATCGAGTTGCTCGATTGCTTCGGCTTCTACTTCGCTAATATCTAATGTTTCTACTAATTCAACAACTTCATCTTCTGTACTTATGTCGTTCATTAACGTGTCTAATGCACCGTCAGTATTCTTTTCCCAGGCCTTACGAAACATAAGAATTTCTTCTCCTTCTTCTTTTCCTTTAGGAAGATACTTTAAGCGGTTACCTTGTTTAGTTAATAACCCCTTCTTCTCTGCTAAGTCAACTAGTCCACTATAAGGATTCATACCTGTTTCGTATGGTATCTTAACTTGTACTGCTTCAAATGGCTTAGAGTAACGTGTCTTCATTACTTTACATGCGGCTCTAATACCACGTACATCAGTTACTTTATTACCATCTGCATCTTCTTTTAGTTTCAGTTTACGCATCGCTACTACTATAGACGATGCGTAAATAAAGCCTTGTCCACCTGATATTTTATCATCCGGATCAAACATATCTTGTGATGCGTATGTATGATTTGTTGCTACTATACCTACATTGTACGTACCGATCATGTTTACTGTGTTACGTACTAAAGATGTTAACGCTTTTGGTTTACGACCTAAGTCACCTTTCATATCACCTGCTTCAAATTGCTTAACATCTGTAGGTGTTAATAACATACCTAACGAATCTATTACAAATAGCACTTTAGGACGTTCTTCTTCTGGTATTAATTTATAATCATTCATAAACGTACTAATTGTTTTAGCAACATCATCAACCATACACATGCTAAGTTTTATTAGTTTCTCAGGGCTAGTATCAACACCCAATGCTTCTAGCCACTTCTCATCTAACGCATTCTCTGAATCAATTAGCACAACAAAAATGCCTTGTTCTTGTGCATGTCTTACTAAATTACCTGCCGCAAAATACGACTTACCTGCTCCGGACTCTCCTGCGAATACTGTTACTTTACCTAACGGTATTCCTTTCTTAAAGTCTCCCGACACTAGATAGTTAAGTGCGTAGTTGCCTGTTGAAACCCAATCTGTTGGGTCATGAAAACCAACAGATAATCCATCTATTGATTTTGTTATTGATTTGCGAAACTTGCTCACATCAAATGGTTTTGCCATAATTTACTCCTATTATCTATGTAATGCTATATACCTATTCCAATAAGTACTAACTAATTTCTCATTAAAGTCGTTAAATCCTAAATCTCGATACAACTGTTTTATACTATTTAAAAACCTATCTCTTTCGAATATACACGAATCCATGTCAAACACCATCTCTGAAACGCTAGGGTAGTATTCTTCTATTTCGATTAGTATACGATCTGGATATTTCTTATTCAACATTTTAACGTTATAACCTGTTTGTTCAAACTCTTCCCAACTAGGCCAACTACTACCTTTAAGTATACTATACTTTTCAATGCATTCATTTGCGTTGTCAATATCTCTTGTTCCTTTTTTTTTGTATGCTATACGTTGAAATTCTCTATAGTTAATCAAAGATATAACTGTTGCGTCTTTCCAAACCATTAGCATATTAACAACGCTAGGTAATGAATGTGCTGTCATAAAAAACTTAGCCTTGCTATCAACCAGCATTGCTGTTTCAACATTTAACTTACTGTTTTTTCCCTCTATCCATTCTAGAAATGCAGGACCGTACATACTACTATCTCCGAACTCAAAGGTACCTACCCATCTCTTCATGTCGCTAGTTTGGTCTGGCAACGTACCTATTAATCTTTGCAAGCGATAGATGTAATCATCAGGTGCATTTAATAAATGCTTGACAGAATTCTTATCAGGTAATGTGCAATATTTGCTTAACGACAAACAATTCCCTATAAACTTGCCTCCAGCATACGCAGGAAAATGCATAATAATACAATTATCAGTTTTCATATTTTTTTAATTGTTCTAAATAGCTCTTACTAAAGTAATGATCGTAGTTATATTCTATTGTGTCTACTTCTAACAAATACAAATCATGCCATTCGCTAGCCGATAACATCGAAAACTTAGAAACCATTGTTATTAATTCTACTAGCCGTTCTACTGGATTCTGTAGGTTATCAAACCGATAATCAAATATTTTGTCATACTTTTTAAATCCGTAATACTGTTCAACATGTTTGTGCCACTTTGGTTGACCATAAGTTAAAAATAAACCACGTGTTACTATGCTGTATAAGAATTTCTCAGTTATAAAGGGATAATAACTAGTAGCCTTAGTTTCACTAACTATATGTACAAAACTTTCAACTAACTTCGACTCTAAATTGTATATATTTCTAGAATGGTTATAACTATCATGTCCGAAAGAATAAACCTCATTTAAAAACTTATCATCGGTTGTAAGAAACTTACTGTAAAGCGTTTGCTGATCTTGAGATAGATCTAAGTTTGACAATTGCCCGTTAACTTGATCTTCTCCGTATGCAAAATTCTTACTAGAATACAACGTATTAAAAAGGCCAAACCGACGAAGCATCGACGTTAACAGTTGTCTGCTAACGTGAGTAGTTCCATTAAAACTACAAAGAAAATTCTTAAAATTGATATCCGGGTGTACAGTATAACCGTGGAAATGGTTAAGGTTTAGCTTATCTTGTAACTTACTAGAAAAACGAAAATCTAGCAAAGGAACGTTAGAAGTCACATCACTAGTAAGAACTTGATGATAACTTACTAGAAAATTTCTGTCTAAGCCGTTTAAATATTCTAAAACCCCGTTTTGCAAATCCTGGGTAAACCCTCCCATATGATCTATAAGGGTAAGAGAATTTGGTAATTCTCTACCTTCTACGTCGCTCAAGTAACTAATAATCATATTGTCTCGACCACCAAATATCGTACATAGTTGATACTAATTCTATATTAACGTTACCTAAGTTAAAATACTGAAATATTCGTTGCACACTGTTGAGAAAATCTATCTTACTAAAGAAGTCACGTAAATTAATAAAATGGTTATTAGGCTCAGTAAAGTTGTTACGATCAAAGTACTGCTTGTTAGTATGATCGTTAACTACATACTTCTCATAGACTTCGTCTTTTTGTACTAAGTCGAATTTATATTCGTTCTGAAACTTTAGTATTGTTGGCAAACTCTTAAAGTTACACAACTTAGGATCGTTTGGAATATACCTAATCTCTCGGTTTGTTTCAACAAAGTGCTTATTCCAAAGCGTCTTTTTTAGCCACTCTTGCTCTTGTTTAGTTTCAACAAGTATTGTAACTACATCTGCTCTTTTACAGAACTCCGGCACATTAGGTTTATGAAATATTAGATTACACCTAATATTAGTACCCAACAAGGATAGTAACCGATTATCATTCACACGTGTAGCATGTTCTATTAGATCTTTCAAACTAACATCATTTCCTCGTTCGAAGCCGCAACTATACAGATCACTATTGTACGGGGCCATTGGTTCATTCATTAGATGGTACTTTAAGTTCTTCGGAAAACTTCTTCTAATGTATTCTAGTGTTAGTAAATCTACATTAGAAGAAGTTTTCTTTTCTTGTTGTATTATTGCAGACCAATGATCAACTAACTCACTAGTCTGTAATACGGTACTTAAAAACTTCCCGGCGGCACCATGAGTAAACCTGACAATCAAGAAGTCGAGATTACTCATAATGTATTAGATTACGACGTTTGTCTTGCTCTAATTTGCGCTAAGATGTCTTCTGCCTTAGAACTAGTTGATGCTGGTGCTTCTACTGTTTGTTCTTTAGCTTCTTCCTTAACTTCCGATACTGTATCTTGGAAAGGTGAATCACCTACGCCAGATACATCTGCTATTGGTGTAACTTCATTAGCAGGTTTCTTATATTCTAACCCGTACGGTTTATAGTACTGACCCCATTTCTCTAGATCGTACAACTGACCGTCGACACTTGCTTCAAACATTTCAAAAATTACTTTAAGCTCAATATCGTTAGGCTTTTTAGGTAACCAATCAGCTAAGTCATTTAACCCATACTGCTCAATTGCCGCTAACTCTTTTTCGGTTAATGCTGATTCTTTTCTTGACCAAGTACTAGTATCGTAATTCGCATACTGTCCTTTAGTTGTTTTAGCAATCCTAAAATCTAAACCGTTATCGTAGTCTGTTGGTAAATCTTCCATTTCAGGATCCATAAGACTTGCCTTAATGATATTAAATATCGAAGGGCTAATCATAAACTTCCTAATTGGGTTCTCTGGAGCATTTTCTTCATTTGTTGGATCAGCGTGTACAAACCCTTGAAACATTGCAGTACGCTTCTTCCAATACTTACGTCCCATATCTTCTAAAGACTTATCTTTAAACCAAGGTCTTACTTCTGCTAAAATCGGACACGATTCGCTAGGACCGTACATTTCTACACACGGAACTTGTACTATTACTTCTTTTGAATCACCACCTTTAACACCAGGGAACGGTAATTTAATTACCTGTCTTTCTACCCAAAAGAACGGGTTATCTGAATTTGCATCAGGTAAGAATCTCACAACTGCTTGTGTGCCGTCGTCTATATTCCAGTGTGTGTATGTTAATCCATCACCTTGATTAGATGATCTGTTGTCTTGTGCCGCTAAACGGGCTCTGATATCTGCTAAACTAGCCATTTGTATTTCTCCTATATATTATCCTAAAGTCAAACACCCTTCGCGAGTGTCTAAAATATGCATACTTATAAAAAGCATTGCGCCTTATTTATACGCATATGAATATTATATATGTTTTTTGTAGCAGGGACTAGAAAATTAAAACGTGTTTAACCATTAGTTATATTCCGGCTAAGCCTTTGATTTTGTTTAGTTCTGCTTCACCTGAGAACTGTTCTTCGTAATCGTCTATTATTTGATTAAACAATTTAGCAAACTCTTTAGGTTGTACGCCTGCAATTCTTGCCGCAGTATAAACACGCTGTTTGTGTGTCATTGGTTTTGTATGTTCTGGGCTGTGTGAAAACTGTGGAGGAGCATGTCTATTTTCACGCATTAGATCAGCATAGATTTTCATTGCCATCCTGTATTGTCCGTCGTGTAATTTCTGACTAAAGTAATCAACTACTTTCTGTGGTAGTACTGCTTTACTTAATCCTTTAGTCCACGCTAACGTCTCTGGCTTCCTAAGTCTTTTGAGAATAGCACCGTCTAGTATTAACTGTACTTCATCCTCAGTTAATTTACGCATCGATCCCTAAATCTTGCAAGATATTATTCATTCCGTTGTAGCTATAAGCAAATTCTTTAAGCCAGCCAACAATCAAAGGACGAGCATCTGCTTGAGGATCTGTTTGTGCTAATTCATCTAAGTTGTCAAATAGGTTATCGTCACCAATAACATTATACAAAGCTTCTGTAGCATTAAGAGCATCTACACCAACAGGCAACTCATTAGCTAACATTATTCTTAACTCTTCTACTGCATCTTCTCCATCTGGTATAGCCCACGTGCCTTCGCTAATATTTTGTGCCCAGTTTTCAAACGCCTTTAACTCTCTCATATCGTTGCTATCTCCTATTGATGGATTGTTTTCTTGGGTTGGCATACTACTTGCCAACACTCTAACCAAAGTAGGTATTGCTTCGTCTACCCTTGCGTCAGTTCCTTCTGGAATTAACAAACTACGTATGTCTTCAATTAGTGCATCGTCTTCGTTTATGTCTGCTGGAGACCATGACTCTTTGTATGTATTGTACCCACGTACTTTGCTTATTTCTTTTAAATTCTCGCGTAGCTTTTTATAATGCGTTTTGCAGTTCTCTACTAAATCAATAGTTTTTTCACTTTCAGTTAATGACTTAACACGCAGGAATCTACTTAATGCGCCTATGTCTTTGACTGTTTCTGTAACATGCTGACCGAATACATCGTACGGATTGCCACCTTCTGACACGTGACGCGCCATTGCTCTAGCACCACCTATATTAACAAACGGAAGTTTAAACCTCTCGCCATCGGCATTTTCTATGAATAACGTCTTAATATTTCGAAAACGTTGGTCACCTTCACCTATCTTTTTGCTATGCTTAGCTATGATCCTAGTCTTCTTTCTCTGTGGATTGTAGCTCGTTTTACTAGTACCATTCCAACCTTCGTAAAGCCCTTCTTTAATAGCGGCCATGCCTTGCATTGAGTACTTTAATTTGTTGATATTCTTTAATGAAAAACTTAATAAGTTACGTTTAGCGAAGTAACGTAACTGCGTTAGCAACTCATACCAATCATTTTTAGAATCTCTATCCATGCTCTTGCCGATATTATCACCATAAAAGATTTCAAAGTTATCTTCATCTCCTAGTAATATAACGACAGTGCCGTAGTTTTCTTTATTTGGTTGATAATCAAAACTAAAGATACTTGCCTCTTCTGTATCAATAACCGATTTACCTTCTGAATCAAGAGTTGTTGTACTAAAGCCTTTACTTACTAATATGTCGAATAGCTTCTTGGACGTGTTTTCTTGCATGTGTGGTTTATTAGCCTGTGTTACTATCTATGTACTGTTACTTATCAAAAAAGTATAAAAGGCATAGGTTCAACTTGCGTATCGTTATAATCTCTTATTTGCTTACTTAGCTCTGGATGATAATTCTGTAAAGTTTGTAGCATCCTTACTACTAACACTGTGCTCATCACTAGGTCATCAGTTTCACCAGGTTTAGCCGCATAGCTAGTGCCATGAGCTACAAAATTTTTAAACTCGCTAATAAGGCTTCTGCTATTAATAATCATTTTGTTAGTTTCTACTAACGTTTTTAGTTTAGCACAGGCACTTATTTTACTCTTGTGTGTAGTTGTGAATCCTTTGCGAAACGCCCTGGACTGTCCTGCTTTTCTAGATTCGCTTAACATCATACCTGGGAAAGAATCTTCGCCAAACTCTGCTAAACTTATTAATGCGGCTTCTCCGAGCGTATTGTTTTCTAAACTATAGTATATGCTTTGCGGGTCATCGATTGTATCATTAATATAAGTAATTATTTCGTGCATAATCCTAATCTGATGAGGAATAGATGTTTTATTATGTCTCCATTCTGCTACTTGCGTCGTTGTGTTAGCCTCAAATACTTGAATAGCCGCGGGATCTCCACCTGTGCCTAAGCTAGGGTCAAGAGCTATACAGTAGATTCTGCCTTTTTCCGGTCTTTTGTACCAACGTACTTGTCCGTGTTTGTATAATGGTTCTGTGCCTTCCATGTCAAACAACTTAGATGCGTTAATCAATGTCTCGTCGTTGATGATGAATTCACACAAATGTTCTCGACGGAATCTTTCATCCCCAATGCGCCCACGTTCTTCATCTGCCCACTTCTCGTCGCGGTCAGGATGTTCTTTCCATATTGCCTTGAATGATTTAAATCCGTTAACACCTAACTTTGTTTCGTTGCCAAACTCATCTTCACATTTACAAGCACCTTTCCATATTAATGCAAACTGATCTTCGTCACTATTTGGTGTGCTTGTAATAATTGCATTACCACCAGTACTTAATGTAGGAGAAATTGATGTCCAGAACTCAGTGGCTATTGTAGGTCTTACGTAAGCAAACTCATCACAATACAATAATGAAATAGATAGACCACGTCCAGTTGTTTCTGTAGTTGTTTGTGATATAATCCTGCTACCATTATCAAACTCTATTGAACCTTTATTGTAACTTGTTACACCTGCACGTACATGGTCTGGGCAATTTTCATAAGCATATCGTATACGTTGCATAATCTCTTGTGCACCATCATATTTGTGTGCCGCAACTAATATAGTCTTATCTGAACTAAACATTGCATACCAAAGCAAATACCCAGCGGCAGTTGTTGTTTTACCTGTTTGTCGCGAAAGCATGTTTATACTAAAACGAAACTCGTGGTAATTTTGTAGTAGTTCTTTTTGGTAAGAGTATGCTTGATATAATATTCTTCCTTTTACTGGATGTTGTATCCAAAAGAAATTATCAATAAAATAATAGATACCCTTTACTGGGTCAGCGCATTTTATAAAGTCTTCTAACTCTTTGTCTGAAAATGCTGTTTTTATATGCGGTTTGCGTATTAACTCGCTACCATCTGATTGATATCCCATAACACTATTTACTCAGAGCAAGTGCCGCAGTTATCATTACATACAACAAGCCTGCCATCTTCGAATGTATCGATATCCCAAGACTGTTTGATTTTATCAAACCATTCTATGCATTCTCTTATTGGATATTTAATAGCATTATTATGTTGTATAAAGTTGCTGAACTGTGCGTTTACAGGCGCATGATAATTACCATGCCCATACGTGTTTGGTTCAAATCCCATATAACAACATGGGTACACATCGCCGACTGACGATATATAAACCTCTTTAGTTTGCTTGACTTCGCAGTTGATCGGTGTAGGTGTGCGCTCATCAACAATATCTTCTAATAGGACTTCATTAGTCATTCTTTTATTAAGAGCTTCTTTAAGCTCAATACTATCTAGGTTGTTAATGACGTGTACTAAGTCGCCTTTGTTACTAAACGCCGGTAGTGCGCCTCGGGTATTTTTTATAATTCTAAAATTAGAAAAACCACGATCAAGCACTATCTTTTTAAGGTGTGTTCCTTGATCTTTATTGTGATCAAACTCAATCATCCTGCACTGCGCAATTCCACCGCTATTAATAAAAATAGATGCATTATCTAGAATTTTTCCAAAATTTGTTCCTTGTCTATATATTGCATGTGTATCTTGCAAGCCATCTATACAGAACTCAACTGTTATACCAGTTTTTCCTAACTCTTTCCAAAATTTCTCATTCTGTGCAGATCCGTTAGTACTAACCCGTATCTCTAGGTTCTTATTCTTAGACAATAGCCATTTAACTATTTCGGGAGATTCGTTATTTGAAACAAAATCGCCGAAGTTTCCATTAATCCTGATTTTTTCTATCTGCTGTAAAAAATCGTCTGTAAAGATTTGCTGTATTTCACTTAACGACAAGTTGCGTTCAATATACCCGTCGTTATAAGGATAACCATAGAAATTTCTCGGACACCCCGGACACCTAGCATTACACAAAGATGATAGCTCAAGATGGACTCGTTTAATATCGTTAAAAGAGTACACTACTTGTATACTGATTCTATTTGAGACATCGAGAAGTTGTACATATTTCTTCCAAATGATTTACCAGCCTTTTCTATCTCTGGTTGTAATTCTTTATGCACGTACGATGCATCTTTTATTAAATCTTTATTTTTTGTTACAAGGTCATTGATGCGTTTCTTATTGATTTCTCGAGTATATTCATGATAAGGAATAATGTTATCTTTCATTAGTTGAATCTCGTACATCTTACTTTTCTTGTACGAATCAAAGGTGAGGTCTGCGTAAGATGATATATCTAAGTCATAGAACTTTTGTATCCATTCCGTATTACCTGGCCTGCCAAAAACTAAAAACAATTTATTCAGCAAAAGAGGCCATACACTTTTTTCAGTATTTGGAAAAAATATAGTTTCAGATTCACAATGGACGACTAACGGAACATCGTTATACTCTTCGTTTAGTTGTAAAAAATTCTTTGCATTTCCTGACATCAGCACTCCTTCAATGCTGTGCTTTCCACCTACTCCACCATCGAAAATTCCTTTAATACGATGCTTATAATATTTACGCCATTCTGTCTCTTTCATATTGTCATCAAACGGAGGACGTCTTTGTTCTTCACAGAACTCTTTAAACTTAGCAGGAAATGTATCAAGGTGATCTTTCTTAAATGTTATTAACCCGTAATCTGATAATGCATTATCATATAACGCTTCTGCTAGGTCCTTCTTGTGTTTCTGATATCGGAAATTATTCGCAAAACATATATAATTCTTGTTAATACTATGAGCGTATGAAAAGTTATAAGTCTTTGAAACTCGGTCATAACAAATAACATCATTTAACATTTCCCATGGTAACTCTAGAGTTTTACATTTTATGTTATAGTCACTGAGGAAACCTTCACCGGCGTCGTGCTCTTTAACTAGATACACGTTTTCATCAATAAAACAATTTAACGCTATAGATAAACTTTCGATAAACTTTTTTGGTCTGTTAGTCCAAAGATGATCTGCATCAAGCATAATAAGAACAACCTTACCTTGCTTTAATTTCTTGTTTATGTCGGTAATAAGCCAACTATGATCGTATTCTCTTTCTTGATTACTTACTGGCGGAAAAGGGGCAAGTCCATGTTTAACCCATTGCCCGAGCTCAATAATGTGTACGTTAGGAAAGTGTTGCTTTATGATTCCAAATATGTAATATCCAAACAAAGGCTTGTAGTCTGTTAGGTTAATACTGTTGTAAGCTGGTATAAACATATTCACTTCTCAGCATAGTTTAAATTTAGTGAGGGTTTTTACACACCAGTACCCTCAGGACTGGCTAATAATAAGGAGTTTTAACCTTGTATAACTCTTTACGTGCTTCAAGTAATTATACACTACATCATACGCCTATATAATTACTTGCATGTTTAAAATAATTAATCAATTTGAACAAGAGATAGCAAGTTTTTACGGATCTAAGTACGCAGTAGCAACAGATTCTTGCACTCATGCGCTCGAGTTATGCTTGCGATTAAAAAACTACAACAATATAAGTGTGCCTAAACACACATATATTAGCATACCATTTACTATGATGAAACTAGGTAAAGAATGGAATTGGTATCACGAAGAGTGGCATGACTACTATTACCTTAAGAATACAAACATTATTGATGCCGCTGTCCTATGGAAGGAAAATAGCTATATTTCATCAACTTATATGTGTCTGAGCTTTCAATTTAGGAAACACTTAGGATTAGGTCGAGGCGGAATGATTTTGTTAGATAACGAAGATGACTATGATAAACTCAAGACAATGGTAATCGATGGCAGAGATCCGTTTACTCGCTGGTTTACACAAGATATCAAAACTATCGGGTATCATTATTATATGACTCCTGAAACTGCACAACTAGGTTTAGAAAAACTAGGAGAAGCAAAAGAAAGAAAACCTATTCTTCAAAAGTGGACAGACTATCCAGACTTAACTAGAATGACTGTATTTAAGAATCTCACTTTGTAAGGAGTAGTAAGTTTGCTCCTTAATGGTAGCTAGCACCAGGCCATTACCTTAGTCCTAAGGTTATGTTTTGAAAATACTTGCGCCTATAAGATTATTGTGTGGATAACCTTCTAAGTTTCTAAATAGTTCTACGAATGTAGCACCTGAGGCTAACACATCGTCTAAAACTAGTATGTTTGTTTGTTCAGTTACACGTTTACTTAGCGGGCCTGCTAGTGAGAAGTAATTACTTACAAACTTAACGAAACGTTTGTCGAACTTCTTCATTTCTAAATACCCGTCTTTAACTGCTTTGTTTAATACACCTTGTAGACCTGCTAGAATCTTAGGTGTCATCTTTGGGTTCTCTGTATCTATTTTAATCTGCGATGGATCAATTGACTTAACAAAATACTCTGGGTAGAACTCAATGCCTTGCGCTCGTTGTTGTAAGTCTTGTAGTAAATCGTTTAATATGTTACTTGAACTCTTTGGTGTAATAACAACATCTATTTTATTAGGACGTATTACTTTAGAGTGTAAAAAGATTGATGTTCTTTTTAAGAACTGCTGGTAATCATTTTGATCTACTTCGTACGGCCCTTTACCTTTAATAGACGACATTACATCTGTAG